AACATTATTAACGAGAATAGTAATACTATTACTATTGGCGCTAGTGGTGATACGATTGCTTTAGCATCAGGTGCATCGCAAACAGGTTTTGGTAGATCAGGTTCTGTTAATTGGCAAACATCAATTAAAACAACTGCTTTTACTGCAGTATCAGGCGAAGGATATTTTTGTGATACAGCAACAACTGGTGCTTTTGAAGTAACTTTACCATCTTCACCAAGTGTGGGTGATATAGTTGCATTAAAAGATTATGCTTTAAGTTTTGATACAGCAAATTTAACTATTAATAGAAATTCATCTCCTATCAATGGAAGTAATAGTGTAAACCCTGTTTTATCTACGGAAGGTCAATCAGTGGTTTTAGTCTATGCTGATTCAACAAGAGGTTGGATACCAACACAAGATGATTCAAGTACAATTCAAGGAGTAAATCCAGCTTATATGGCTGCAACTGGTGGAACTACATCAGATGATGGTGATTATAGGGTGCATACATTTACGGGTCCAGGAACTTTTACAGTTACCGCTATAGGTAATTCTTTAGGTTCAGATAGTATAAGTTATACAGTAATAGGTGGCGGTGGTGCTGGTGGAACTGGTCCACAAGGTGGTGGCGGTGGAGCTGGTGGATACCGAGAAGGTAAAGGTGCTCCAGATAATTATTGTGCAACTCCTTTAGCTGCTCCAGGACACTCAATACCTTCAGTTCCTGTAGCTTTTCCTATTACAATAGGAGCAGGAGGGGCAGCAGGCTCTGGTGGTCCAGAGGCTTGTAATTCTAGTAATGGTAATTCAGGAAGTCCTAGTACAGGACTTGGTTTTGTAGGAGCAGGTGGTGGAAAAGGTTCAGGACAACCAGCTAACACAGGATCAACTGGTCCAGGTGCGGCAGGTGGAAGTGGAGGTGGAAATAGTCCATCTTTTCCAAATGCAGCATACGCAGGTAATACTCCGCCAGTTAGTCCACCACAGGGTAATCCTGGAGGAAATTCACACCCAGGTAGTCCTACTCCAGCAGAAGTATCAGGCGGTGGAGGAGCAATCTCAACTTCTCAGCCAGCGGGTGTGTGGACAGGTGGTTGTGGTGCAGAAACAAATATTTCAGGATCTTCAGTAGGTAGAGCAGGTGGCGGTGGTGGAGGAAGTAACTCTCACGGTGGTTTACCTTATCCTGCTGGTGTTGCTCCTCAAGGTGGTGGTTTAGCTGTAGATGGTGGTGGTAATGGCGCACGAAGCACAGCTCCAGGAACACCAGGAAGTCCAGGTGTAGCTGGAACTGCTAACACTGGTGGAGGCGGTGGTGGTGGCGGTCGTCAAGGTTCAGTTGTAAATTACCCAGGTGGTGCTGGTGGATCTGGTGTGGTAATAATGAGGTACAAATTTCAAAATTAATTAAACTATGAGCACATTAAAAGTAAATAAGTTAGAACAAAGATCAGGATGCACAGCTACAGTTGGTGGAGGAGCAGGTAAAACTGTTGTAGTAGATGCAACCACTGTAACTTTAGGTAGATGTGGTGCAACTGTTTCATTAGCATCAGGAGCAAGTCAATCAGGTTTTGGTAGAACAGGAACTGTAAATTGGCAAACAACTCCTAAGACAGGAAATTTTTCTGCGGTAAATGGAGAAGGTTATTTTGTTGATACAACATCGACTGCTATTACAATGACTATGCCATCTGGTTCAGCAGGAGCGATAGTTGCAATACAAGATTATAATAAAACATTTGATGCAAACGCTTTAACAGTTTCTCCTGCAAGTGGAGAAAAAATTAATGGTGGTACTGCTAGTGGTTCTTTAATAATAGGAACAGAAGGTCAAGGTTTAACTTTTGTTTATGTAGATTCTACAGTTGGTTGGAAAACAGTTTATGAAAATGATTTTACAAGTGGTGGATCAGTAGAACTTACTGCAACTGGAGGTTCAGTTACTACTTCTGGAGATTGTAAAATTCATACATTTACAGGCCCAGGAAATTTTTGTGTTTCACAAATATCAAGCACACCAGCAAACAATCAAGTTTCATATATGGTCGTTGGTGGTGGTGGTGGCGGTGGTTGCGCTTATGGTGGCGGAGGTGGAGCTGGAGGATTTAGAGAAGACAAATCTCCAATAACACCTTACACAGCTTCTCCTTTAGAGGGTGCAGGAACAATAACTGCTACAGTTACAAATTTTCCAATTACAGTTGGTGCTGGTGGGGCTGGTGGTGGAGCTTCTTGTTATTCTGGTGCTTCTGGATCAAATTCTCAATTTTCAACTATTATTTCCGCAGGTGGAGGCGGCGGTGGTGGTAATCCTTCTCCCGGTGGTGTTAAAACTGGTGGTTCTGGTGGAGGCGGAGGTGCTTTTTCTCCTGTCCCTTATGGAACAGGTCCAGGTAGCCAAAATGCTGGTGCATCAGGAAATACTCCTCCAGTGAGTCCACCTCAAGGTAATAATGGAGGATATGGATTAAAATCTCCAAATGGAGTTTCTGCTGGTGGCGGTGGTGGAGCTAGTGCTAATGGTAGTGGTGCGTGTGGACCAGGTGGAGGATATTACTCTCAAGGTGGTAATGGTGGAGCAGGCGTAGCCACAAGTATTACAGCAAGTCCAGTATCTTATGCTGGTGGCGGTGGCGGTGGTACTGAAGCGACTTCAGGAGGCCGTGGTCAAGGTGGAACAGGTGGAGGTGGTGATGGAAGATACTCACCTGGACCAGGCGGAATTACTGCTTCAAATGGAACTGCAAACACTGGAGGTGGTGGCGGTGGTGGTTATTGTTCGTGTGCAGGCAATGGTGGAGCAGGAGTTGTAATAATAAGATATAAGTTTAAATAGTTGAAGGGTAATTAAAATTAATATATAAGGAGAAACATTATGGCACATTTTGCAAAATTAGGAGCTAACGGAAAAGTTATCCAAGTATTAACTATGGATAATGATAAGATGAAAAATGCTGATGGCGTTGAGGATGAAGCAGTAGGTCAACAGTGGTTAGAAACCCACAACAACTGGCCTGCACAAATGTGGATTCAAACTTCATACAATACATCACGCAATAAACATTCATCAGGTGATGATTCAAAAGCATTTAGAGGAAATTACGCAGGTATAGGTTTTATTTGGGACGAAGATAACAATATATTTTTGCCTAAAAAACCATATGCATCTTGGGTAAAAGACCTTACAACTGCAAGTTGGAAATCACCGATTGGTGATGCCCCTGCACTAACTGCAGAACAACAATCACAAAATGAAGCTGGAACTCACAGCTGGGGTTATAATTGGAATGAAGACGCACAGTCTTGGGACTTGACAGACAGAAACGCTTAAATTATAAAGGTATGTGGTATGCAAAAGATAATATTATCTGAACAATCTTTATATTACGGTGATGTGGCAATGCCTAAAGGTTGGGACATTGATCGAGATAAATTACAAGAAAACATTTTAAAATCAAACGTAACAGATTCACCTTTTCCATTTTCAAAAAATTGGGATATGTTAAATACCTATATGAGAGATTATGTAAATCTAGAATACGGATTTACTTTAGTTAATAAAGAAATTTGGGGTAATATGTATAAACCTCAAGAAACTACAATTCCATTATTAAATATAGATCCTGTAGATTTGCGGAACTCTCCTGACTATACATTTTTATATGGCGTAAATGTTAAAAATTGTGTAGTTCGAATACACTATGAAGACAATAGACGTAAAGGTAGATCCTGGGATATAGAACTTAAAAATAATATGTTTATTATGTTTCCATCAACTAATATGTATTACATAACTAATAATCAAAACGATCAATTGAATTTTATTTTAACAACCACTTATGAATATATATAAAAATTTTATTGAAAAAAAATATTCAAATGAAATTAATACAGAATTATTAAAACCATATTTTCCTTGGTATTATAATAAATATCAAAACAATAAAGACACTTCCTATATGTTTCATTTATTTTTTAATGGGACAAATATAAATTCAGATTATTTTTATTTAGTAGAACCTATTTTAAAAAAACTTAAAATTAAAAATTTATTAAATGTAAGAGCAAACTTATGTTTAAAAAGACCATCAAAATGTAGTTGGCACGTAGATAAATTAACAAAAGATTTAAAACATAAAACAGCTATTTATTATGTAAATACCAATAATGGTTCTACACTTTTTAAAAATAAAAAAGTAAATTGTGAAAAAAATAAAATAGTCATATTTGATGCAGATAAAAAACATAAAGCTAAAATTCAAACAGACAAAGATATAAGGATGGTGATTAATATTAATTATGAATATATCTAATTATTATTGGTATTTTAGTGGTGTGCTTACACCTAGATTTTGTGATGATGTAATTGAATATGCTAATGCACAAAAAGAAGTTATGGCTAGAACAGGTGGTTATGGTGATAAAGAATTAAATAAAGAAGAAGTTAAAAATTTACAAAGAAAAAGAAAATCAGATTTAGTGTGGCTTAATGATACTTGGATATATAAAGAATTACATCCATATGTTCACGAAGCAAATAGAATGGCTGGTTGGAATTTTGATTGGGACAGATCTGAGTCTTGTCAGTTTACAAAATATAAACTAAATCAATATTATGATTGGCATTGTGATAGTTGGGATAAACCTTATGAAAAAGAAGGACCAGAAAAAGGTAAAATTAGAAAACTATCTATGACTTGTCAGTTAACAGATGGTTCAGAATATAAAGGTGGAGAGTTAGAATTTGATTTTAGAAACTATGATCCACATATGAGAGACGAATTAAAACACAGAGTGCAATGTAAAGAAATATTACCAAAAGGTTCTATTATTGTATTTCCTAGTTTTGTGTGGCATAGAGTTAAACCAGTAACATCAGGTACAAGATATAGTCTTGTAGTATGGCATTTAGGGAGGCCTTTTAGATA